ATGGGAAAACCCAGAGTATCGTGAGCATATGTCTAAAGCCCATAAGGGGCAAACATCTGCCATGAAGGGCAAGAAACATTCGCCAGAATCATTAAAAAAAATGAGTCAAACTAAACTTGGTAAAAAACAAAGCCAAGAAAGTATTGATAAAAGAACCGCAAAGTTACGGGGTAGGACTGCACCAAAACTTACTTGCCCTCATTGCGAAGCGATTGGTGGAACTGGTGCTATGAGACGATGGCACTTTGATAACTGTAAGAATAAGGAAACACTATGGCATTAGTTTTGTCGGGTGACGCTGGTATCACATTCCCAGTAACAGCGGGTAGTGCTTCTGCGGTGCAAGCATCTTCTGGTAGGGTGTTGCAAGTTGTTACGGCAACTTATAGCACAGAGGTTTCAACAACAGGTGGAACTTATATTGATACTGGATTGACAGCAACAATTACTCCATCAAGTACAACCAGTAAAATATTAGTTCTTGTTCAACAAGTTGGTCTTGCAAAAGCGGCGGGTAATGGCGGTTTGTATCTGCAACTTTTAAGAGGTGCATCTAGTATAAGTGTTCTTTGTACTAACGATGTTTATACAGGAACTGCTGTTGCATTGAGGGTTGCTGGTGTTGGAACAAATTATTTGGATTCTCCTTCTACTACATCTGCAACAACATATAAAACTCAGTTTTACGCTTTTAATAGTATTACGGCTTATGTTCAACAGGCTGGCTCAACCTCAACAATAACACTTATGGAGATAGCGGCATGACTAAGCATGAAGCAATATACGCAACACATACTAATGTGGCTTTCATTCGTGGTGACGATGCTTTTGACGCTAATGGCAATGCCGTTACCTATGACGAAACAGCAGTTCAAGCCTACATAGATGCTCATGCCTATATAGCCAAACGCCAAGCGGAATATCCCCCGTTTACTGACTATTTGGATGGCATAGCCAAAAGTGACCAAGCACAGATTAACAAATACATAGCCGACTGCCAAGCGGTTAAGGCGAAGTATCCAAAATGACCCCTGAACTACAAAAATACTACGAAAATCGGTTCTCTACGATGGGAACTGATGGGTGGCTTGACTTAATGGAAGATATTGACAACATGATTGCATCATTGAACAATATCAGTACAATCCCTGACGAAGCGACTTTGCACTTTAAAAAGGGCGAGTTGTCAATTCTGACATGGCTGAGAACCTTGAAAGAGGTCAGCGAAAGAGCATACGAGGAATTGGATGAGAAGAATATTTGAATTTGCCTGTGAAAACGGGCATAAAACCGAAAGATTCTGTGATTATGAGACACAGAGTTTTAGGTGTGAGTGCGGAGATACAGCCAACCGCATATTAAGTGCGCCAGCCTTTAGGTTGGAAGGATGGTCTGGTTCTTTCCCGTCAGCGCATGGGAAGTTCGAGAAAAGCCATCTTGACAAGTTGAAGTCTGAACGTAAGCAAAACTCGTAACAAGAGCGAGTTAAATGTCCTGAGAACGATCAAAACGCAGGAAAAAGGAAAAATATGTTGATTGACAAAGAAGATGAGACGCTAAGTGAGTTAGACGCAGTTGAGGAACAAAAACAACTCCCTGAAACAGAGCCACTCGCCCAAATACCCGACAAATATCGGGAAAAGTCTTTGGAAGATGTGGTCAAAATGCACCTTGAGGCTGAAAAGTTAATCGAGAGGCAAGGTAAGGAAGTCGGTGAGATTCGTAAACTGGCAGATGAACTTATAAAGCAAAACCTTAGTTCTAACAAACAACCTATTGAGAAAGATGAGCCTGAAGTAGATTTCTTTGAGAATCCTAAAGAGGCAATTCGTAAGACAGTAGACCAACATCCCGATGTAGTTGCGGGTCGCCAAGCGGCAAACGACTTCAAGAGGATGCAGATACAGCAGAAGTTAACGCAAGAACATCCTGACTATGTGCAGATTGTTCAAGACCAAGACTTTGTGAATTGGGTGAAATCCTCACCTGTTCGCCTAGACTTGTTTGCGAAGGCGGATGGTGCATTTGACTACGATAGTGCTAACGAGTTGTTGTCAACATTTAAGCAGTTGAGAGGCGTGAAAGTTAAGCAAGCGAGTGAGTCTGGAGAGGCAACCCGTAAGAATAACTTGAAGGCGGCTACTGTGGATGTAGGCGGTTCTGGGGAGAGTTCAAAGAGAGTTTATAGAAGGGCTGACCTTATTCGGCTGAAGATGACAGACCCGAACAGATACGATGCTTTGAGTGAGGAAATCATGCAAGCATACGCAGATGGACGGGTTAAGTAATTAACCTATCGTTTTTTGGAGATTTAACATGGCAACAGCATTTAGCCCGACCAATTCGGTCACAACCACCACCGCAGAAAAATTCATTCCTGAAATTTGGAGTGATGAAATTATTGCGGCCTACAAAAAGAACCTCGTTGTCGCTAATGCGGTAATGAAGATGAACTTCAAGGGTAAGAAGGGTGATGTGGTTCATATCCCTGCACCTACCCGTGGTTCAGCATCACTAAAAGCCGCTGAGACAGCAGTCACTTTGATTGCCGCCACAGAGACTGAAGTGCAAGTGTCTATCAACAAACACTATGAATATAGCCGTTTGATCGAAGACATCGTAGAAGCCCAAGCCTTAAACAGCCTGCGTAACTTCTACACAGCAGACGCTGGCTATGCCTTGGCTAAGCAAGTCGATACTGATTTGATCCAATTGGGTCGTGCTTTCAATGGCGCAACTGTGGGAACAAATGACTATGCGACAAGCAATACAACTACTAAGGCTTTCATTGGTGGTGATGGCACTACTGCTTATAACAGCACAACTAGCAATGCTTCTGCATTGACAGATGCCGCTATCCGCAGAACCATTCAACGCCTTGATGACAATGACACTCCTATGGATGGTCGCTTCTTCATCATCCCACCCTCAAGCCGTAACACGCTTATGGGCTTGGCTCGTTATACAGAGCAAGCATTTGTGGGTAATGGAGATGCAATCCGCAATGGTGAAATTGGTCAACTCTATGGTATCCCTGTGTTTACCACTTCAAATGCTGATACTGGTGCTGGCAACTCCACCACAGACCGCATTTGCTTGATGGGTCATCGTGATGCTATGGTTTTGGTTGAGCAAATTGCTGTTCGTTCACAAGTGCAATACAAGCAAGAATACCTTGCTACATTGTTCACTTCTGACACTCTGTATGGAGTGAAGGCAGTTCGCACAGCGGCTACTACTGGTGCGGCTTTGTCCTCATCTGCGTTTGCTTTGGCAGTACCAGCCTAATTGCAGTTGCGCCCCCTGCCCTAGTGGTAGGGGGACTTTTTTAACTTAATTAGGAGAAATTATTATGGCAACAGCAAGTGCAGTTGTGACACGTAGAGGCAATGACAGTTTTCGGGGTTTATTCTCTGATACTTGGTCAGTTGTTTGTACTTTAAATGCTGGCTCATTAGTTGATGGTGCTGGTGAAACAGATGATGTAACAGTTCCAGGCGTTGCCTTGGGTGACATGGTTCTTTGTGCATCTTTGGCTGTGGATTTGGTTGGTTTGACTGTGACAGGTTATGTCTCAGCCGCCAATACTGTCAAATTCCGCATCCAAAACGAGTCAGGTTCTACAGCAGACTTGGCATCAGCCACTATGGACATTATTATTGTCCGTATGGTGTAAGGATTGGGGGGACTTGTCCCCCCTTTCTTCATTAAGGAATTAAATGGCTTTGTTCAGATGCAATCAATCAGGTAATGTTGTTGAGTTCAGAGATGACTACGACATTAAAACCATGAAAAAACATCCCGAATACACGGAGGTTGATACTTCTGCTGTTGTGGAGGTTGAGCGTAATGATGGAACAAGGCAGACATTAACTTTGAAGAAACCTATGGGTAGACCCCGTAAGGAACAATTGTTATGAGTGATATTGATGCTAGAGATTTCGGCAAAATAGAAGCCCAAGTTGAGGCTCTGCAAGTGGAAGTTCACCAATTGGCTAATGATGTTAAGTCACTCCTTGAGTTGGCAAACAAGTCTAAAGGTGGCTTTTGGATGGGCATGACCATCGCTTCTATGGCGGGTGGCGTAATTACATTTGTTGCTGGTAAGTTACTTAAATAAGGGGAAATCCTAT